TGGCAACGAAGCTCCACCTTAGCCCAGAGGTGGCTCCCCCCCTTCTGCGGAAGGAGATTGAGACCAATCTGTCGATCAAGGCGCCCGGGGGAGAACGGAGCTTCTTGATGGCTCTTCCTCTGCCAGAACAGGAGAAGGAGCAGCTCGCCAAGGACTACCTTCGGCCGCCGCTGCCAAAGGAGTGGACCACCGATCCCGATATGTGGCTCGACACAAACAATATCGCAGATGTAATGAATCAGTACGAGGAGGCAAGGACAAAGAATGGGGTGAAGGAGTTCGAGTTCATGGGTCCCTTTCCGATTGATTTCGCCGCCCCAGACCCCTATAAAAAGAAGCAGGGTGAAAAGAAATGTCTGATGAATGAGATATGCGAGATCCGAGTACAAAAGGCCCTGGAGAATGGCACCCGCTCCATCGGAATCGTGTATAATCTGGACCCTCACTACAAGTCCGGGAGCCACTGGGTTGCAAACTACATTGATCTTGCCGGGCACACCTGCTACTACTTTGACTCGTATGGCATGAAGCCCCCAGAACAGATTGCAACCTTTATGAAATGGCTGGCCGTGCAGGACCCTTCCATGAAACTGGTGTCGAATGCCCGCCGCCTCCAATACAGCAATACGGAATGCGGGATGTACTGTATTTATTGCATTATTCGCATGCTGGAGGGTGATAATTTTGTCCAAATGACTCGCCGTAAACCAAAGGATGCTGATATGCTCGATATGCGAGACTGGGTGTTTTCGACATAGGCCCCTTGCGGCGGGTGCCTCCTAAAAAAGGTCCGGCGTCCTAGTTAGATACGGATGACAGATATACGACCTGGTACATCTACCCAGTCGCAGTTCTTCAACCAGAAAAATGAGGTGATGCTGGATCGCCTCTTGTACACGGATTTTCAGCGTCGGCTCGGCGGGGAGCTTACGGATAAGCAGAAGGAGCGGCTTAACAAGACAGTTAAGCATTACATGACCGAAATCTATGCAAAGAACTCGGGGGAAAGTATCCAGTTTCTCAATAAGGAGGTTCTCACGTCAGTTGTACCGGATTATATGGGATATTTGCGCCGAAGCTCGGGGCCAGTCTCCGCCGCCGAGAATGCCACAGAGAACAATGGCCTCCGCCTCGATGTCAACTCCCGTTTCGACCAGATTCAAAGTGAGCGCCAAGAGCGCCGTGCAGGCCCCCCGCCTCCTCCCGACTTTCAGATTTCCCTTGATGAGGCCGGACCCACGCCCCTCTCCCAGTTCGAGCTCATTAAAAGGCAGCGGGAGGCAGAGGCCGCCCGGGACACGGAGTTAATGACCTCCCGAAGCACCGTACTCAGCCAGGAAATCGTTGTGGCGCAGATGCCAGATGGCCAATCACCAATGGGGCGCTTTGTCGACTCTGACACAGACTTTCGCAGCAGTTCGGAAGCCTCGAGGCAGCGTGACCAACTCTCTCTCATCATGCGTGAGGCCGAACGGATATCTGGAAACAGCGCTGCCCGGACGGAAATGGTTGACCTTCCGGATCCTCGCCGTCTTCTCCTCGGAAACTCGCCCACTATGACCCTCCCTCCCCGTTCCCAGGGGATTCCAAATGGAAACCCCACCACCGCTCTCCCCGAACGTATGCCGCAGCGTGCATCCCTGCCTCAAGATGTGCTTAAGGCACAGGATGACATTGTGGCCTACAAGGAAGTCGAGCACAATCTCTACGTCTACAGTGCCGACCGGAACTGGGTGTCCAATACCACAGAGAATCGCTACAACTTTTCCGTGACCTTTGACCCTGCGAATAACCAGTCCGGCTTCGGCAACACCACGGCCACCAACGTGAAATTCAAGAACATTGTGCGGATTGAATTCGTAAAGGCGATTATGCCGACGGAGAGCTTTGATGTGCTTCCCACAACAACAAGCGCTCTTGGAGGAGTGTATGTCAATACCCTTAACACAAATATTTTATCGTTTCCTTACCTCCAGGTACGCATTCCCGAGCTGAATGTCAATGGATATGGCACAAATGACGGAATGAATAATGCGTTTGCGGCCATTTCTTATGATGCATATTGGACCTCGGACGCTAATGCAGCAAATCGTGGCTACGCACGGATGATTCCCAAGTTTCTGAAATGCCAGAAAGTCTATTACCCCACACCCCTTGCAACGCTTCAGAAACTGACCTTTGAGATCCAGCGACCCGATGGTTCTTATGTCAGCAATACAAAGGACACATTAGATGTCGCATACGTTTATATGCCGGCGGCCAGCGCCACTGGTACAAGTATATACAAGGGAAATGCGGGTGGAGCCGTCTATGAATGGATCTGGATTGCGACCTCCACCTATTTTAACAAGTTCATGTTTACCCAGGGCGACCGCATTGTCTTCAAGAACATCGCATTTAATGCAACTCTTACAGCAGTTGGTGCGAATGCTACCAGTCTTTCCACCTTTCTGACACGTGAAGAAGGTCATTTAATCGCTAATATTGGCATTGTTACTGGGGCTGCCACTCCAACCTTTTCAGATGACGGGAATCGTCTGGGCTATGCGAATGGTATTGTTATACGGAATAGTTTTCCTGACCCCACCACTGGGGCGGTAACTCTGGACACTTGGGCAAGCAGCCTCGGTGGAAGCTCTGTGTTTGCTAACAATCCTTCGACGACTACAGGTCGCCTCATCAATATGAATCACCAAATACAGATTATCATGCGTGTCATTACTCGGGAGATGGATTCGGCGGCGAAGCTGCGACCGGATAATCTGCAGGCGTAAGAGAACTCGGAAGACACGGTAGCCAAATCTTTTTTCCACGCACCTCGGCGCAAAAGGTGCGTCTGTCTTCCCACTCCGTGCCGATAAACCGGTCATAATCAATCCCTATTGCCCCACACGAACACAGTTTGTAGTCGTGTAGGTCCTTAGACTCAATGGTCTCCTTACAGAGTTTGCAGTACGCCGCTTGACGCACCTTGCTATACTTTACACCACCGTAAACAAGATACATCCTACTTAGACCTAAACTATTGTGTTTATATGTGTATAATGGCTTCACAGTGGCCTGACGCTGTCAAGGCCATCTATGTCCTCTGTCACCCCCTAAAAGAAAAGGAGCGCTATGAACGTCTCATTCCGCATCTTTTGTCCCGTGGCCTCCCTGCAGACCGCATTCGGCCGTGGGCGCCTACCTGGGGGTCCGACCTGACGGTAGAGCAAATCTTTACTGCCTACAATCCCTATTTGGATAGGAGTATCCCGACATTTTCGTTCAAGGGGGCAAATCTCACTCGAGGAGAAATCAGCCTCGGCATAAACTTTGCCACAGCCGTCTTTGATGTTGTTCGACGGAACGAGGAGGGGCTAATTATGGTTCTAGAATCGGATATCTGGCTCCGCAGAGATTTTGTTGAGCGCTTGACCGACCTTCTCGCCGATACAGTAGGGCGGCCCTGGGATTATCTTAGCCTGGGAGAAGGAGTTGGAACGAGGCCGCCAAAGGCACCGCCATCCTACTATGCGCCAACCCGGGCCTACGTACCCCCTCACCAATGGGTGTTTCGATGCACAGATTCAATGCTCTTTAGCACAGAATATTTGCGTCGGCTATCCCAGACGATTCTCCCCTTTAAAGAGATTATTGATTGGGAGATGAATTTTCAACTGATGCTCCACCGAGGAAAGGCCCTGTGGGCCGACCCGCCTCTTGCAGAGCAGGGGACATGCTATTCCAGGCTGATAACAACTCTCCCTGCCTAGTAGATAGATGCGGTGGTATCATTATATACTGATTATTCTGAAAGTCGCATTCCTCCTCGAGTTTGCATTAGTCTTGTATGACAAAAAACTTGTGCACCCTATAGTGTACATTACAACAGAAATCCTGTTCAAACTACTTTTATCTTTATACATGCAGTATATCCTGTTTTTTATTACAGAAAACTCTATAGCCTTTGAAGACAAGCTGATTGTGTCGTTTGCGGGTGGTTTGCTTGGATACGATGCTTTAGTGAATGATTTACCCGATCTGCTCGAGTTGTACGGCATCAGTAATACGAGTTTGATTCGCTAGAGTTAGGGCAGCATCTTTACAGGGGGCGCTGGCTTGCCCTCCTT